ATTTAAAGAATGATTCTAAGACATTTAACAAGTTGGTTAATGTTTTAAAGTATAATTGTAATGTACCTACCACAAATACAAAGTTTGAATCGGTTAGTGCCGATGCTGATACCTTAGATGGTCTTAATCCACATTGTGCTATTATTGACGAATATCACGCGCATAAGACAAGCGATGTTTTAGAGGTAATGGAGACTGGCATGGGTTCAAGGTTACAGCCATTACTCCTAATTACTACTACTGCTGGCTTTAATCGGGAGTCTCCCTGTTATATGTACAGAAAGGTAATGGTTGACATTTTAGAGAAAAGGAAAATAGATGAGTCTGTTTTTCCATTACTATTTTGTCTTGATGAAGGCGATGACTGGCAGGATAAAAATAATTGGACAAAGAGCAATCCTAACCTTGGTGTAACTCCCTACATGGACTACATGGACAATCAATACCAAAAGGCATTGAACGAAGGGGCCGCAAAGCAAATACAATTCATGACAAAGAATCTAAACGTATGGACATCTACCTCCTCCGTTTGGATTTCGCAGTCTTACATTGATGCAACCAGGTTATTTATTGATGATGCTACGCTGTATAATAAAAAATGCTTTGCTGGCTTAGACTTGGCATCTACGCGTGACATTTGCGCACTTGTACTTTGTTTTCCAGTGCAAGAAGGATTATCTAAACCACACATAAAATCTTATTACTTTTGCCCAGAGGACAATGTGAGAGAGCGATCGCTTAGTGATGGTGTTCCATATCTTCAATGGCAGCAAGATGGGCATTTAACTATGACAGATGGTAACGTAACGGATTATGATTTTATAAAGAATAAAGTAATAGAAATAACCGCCAAGTATAAAATAGAGTGCATTTGTTTTGACAGATGGAATGCCTCGCAGCTTGTTATCCAATTAACAAATGATGGCGCAACAATGAAACCATTTGGTCAAGGCTTTATTTCTATGTCTGCTCCAACCAAGGAGGTAGAAAAATTGTTTTTATCTCATGAAATTACTCATGATGGCAATCCAGTGTTAGAATGGATGATGAGCAATGTTATGTTGCGGTTAGATCCTGCTGGCAACATTAAAATAGATAAAGCAAAGAGTACAGAGAAGGTAGATGGAGCGGTAGCGATGGTTATGGCCTACGCACAGATAATGCAAGGAGATAGACCAACAATATACGAGGGCAAGGAAAGGGAAGGAGGATTGTTAATGTTATAAAATGTACCTAATTAAAATAAAAACCTTTTAATTATGGAAAAATTAATGGCAAAGCATGAGTACGCTCAACAGGTTAGACAAATTAATTCAACAAGCGGATATTTTCATAGGTTTTACGAGTTATCCGGAGAATGTCGTACACATCAAGAGGCATGGATAAAATTGGAGGAGGAGAGAGATGAATTTGGATTGGATGAGAAATATAAGACCTACGAAAGTTTTAGAAAAGCAAAAAGCAATTACATGGTAATGCGATTTGTTTAAGATGTTACCATAACTCCATTACTTCATACTATCTTGGTTTATATTTGCCGCATGGGAATAATTAACTCCATGCGGTCTTTTTTTTCTAATACTCGTGCCAGTATTGAAAATCCAAGTACACCAATAAACGGTGATACATTAGGCGCATTATTTCAAAGAGGATCTGCAGCTGGTGTAGCGGTAGATGAATATTCTATTATTGGTCTACCTGCATTTTACCGAGCGACTCAAATACTTGGAGGTGTTATTGCATCCTTGCCTTTTGATATTATAGAAAAAGGAGAAGATGGTAGTTTAAGAATAGCTAAAGAACATCCAAATTTTAAAATAGTTAGTCGTGAGCCCTCACAGTTTTACACAGCTCACACGTTCTATAAGACAATGGTGCTTCACTATTTGAGCCATGGTGTTTTTTACGCTGCTATCAACAGAAATGCAAATAGCCAAAGGATTACAAGTCTTTTGATTCTTGATCCGGTGCAGATGGAAAGTTACTATAATACCAGAGGCGAGTTACTATTTAAGAATAAGAAGAATAACAAGAAGTATAGTTCAGATAACATCATTCACATACCTAACCTTTCATGGAATGGTATAGATGGTTTTGTTATGCCGGACCTTCATAGAGATAACTATGGCTTAGCTTTAGCCAATAGAAATTACGGTGCAAACTTTTACAAGAATGGCGCACACTTGAATGGAGTGTTAAAACATCCTGGTAAGTTAACTAATGAGGCATACGACAGATTAAAATCTTCTTTCAATCGTGCTTTTGGAGGCAGTCAAAATGCTGGAGGCACTGCCATCTTAGAGGAAGGCATGGACTTTCAGAAGGTAGGTCTTAATCCAAACGATGCAGCATTTAATGAAACTAAGAAGGCTACTATATCAGACATTGCTCGCATAACTGGTGTACCAGGTGTTTTATTAGAAGATATGGATAAGGCTACATTTAGCAACATGGAGCAGTTGAGCCAAATGTTTGTTAATTACACCATTATGCCATTGTGCGAAATTATAGAGGCAGAATTTAATAGAAAAATATTTTTTGAGGTAGAAAAAGAAAGGTATAGCACTCGATTTAATCTTGATGGCTTACTCCGTGGCGATGTGGCAGCAAGATCTTCTTACTACACAACTATGCGTAATGTATTAGCAATGTCACCTAACGAAATTAGGATTAAAGAGAATATGAATCCTTACACCGGTGGAGATAGTTATGAATTGCCTTTAGCTTCTAATATAAAAATAGAACCTACGACAGATGCCGTACAGTAATTACCCTCAATCAGCAACAAATGCCGCAAAGAAAGCATTGCAGCATAAAGAAGATAATGGCAGCCAGTGTGGGACTTCCGTGGGCTGGACAAGGGCAAGGCAGTTAAGCGGAAGAGAGGCATTAAGTGACGATGAGGTCATAAGAACATATAGTTTTTTAAGTAGAGCCAAGGTATATGACCAAGGTAAATATTTTGATGAAGATGATAATGAAATATGCGGTTCAATCATGTATGACGCTTGGGGTGGCTCAACGATGTTGCCCTGGGCAGAAAGAACAGCTAATAAAATAATGGACGAAAGGTCAAAAGAAGAAACAATGGAAAAAAGAAGTATAAATTATGAGTTTAGGGCTATGCCAGAATCTCGCACAATAGTAGGCACTGCTACCGTGTTTAACTCTGCCTACGATATGGGTTGGTATGATGAAGAGATGAGTCAAGATGTATTCACTAACTCCGACATGAGCGATGTAGTGGCATTGTTTAATCATGATGCTAACATGGTTTTGGCAAGGACTAAATCCGGTACTTTAAAATTAAATCTTACGGGTAATGCTTTGGAATATTCATTTGAGGCACCAAATACTTCTTTAGGTAACGACCTTTTAGAAATGGTTAAACGTGGTGATGTTTATCAATCATCATTTGCTTTTAGTGTAGAGGCAGAGGACTGGCAAGAAAGGGAAGGCATCAAACCTAAAAGAATCATACGTTCTATTAAAAAAGTTTACGATGTTTCTCCAGTAACTTATCCTGCTAATCCAGATACCATGGTTGCCAAGCGCAGCTATGAGCAGATAGCAGGAAAGTTAGACGAAGAATTACAAAGTGTTATTGATATATGTGTTAAATCTGAAATTAATATACAGAACGAGTTACGCAGGAATGCCCTGCATTTACTAAATTTAAAAACAAAATAATGACTGCAAAGGAATTAAGAGAAAAGCGGGCTTCCGATTACGCAATAATGGAAGACCTACAAAAAAGAGCCGCAGCCGAAGGTAGATTGATGTCCGCCGACGAATCCGCACAATGGGATAAAGCAGATAGCTCTTTTAAAAGTTATACAGACCAAATTTCACGTTTAGAAAGATGGAATGAAATCAACTCTGAGTCAAGAGGAGTTAGTGGTATTGAAGATACACTTGCTGCATTGCCAAGGGATCAAAGAGAGATTGTTAAGTCTCCAGAGTATCACTCTGCATTCATAAAGGCTATTGCAAAGAGAGAGTTGAATAACACTGAGCGCGGTTTACTCCGTGAAATGCGTGGTACTGCAACGATTACTACTGCGGAGACTGGATTGGCAGGTGGTTATGTTATTCCTTACCAGTTTTCTAACGAATTGGAAAGAACAATGGCTTACTACGGACCAATGTTACAGGTTAGCCGTGTAATCACTACACCAAAAGCAGGTACATTGTACTGGCCAAAAGTTAATGATACAGGCACGGCTGCTAACTGGCATACAGAGGCAGCGGCAGTAACTGTTCAAGACATGACCTTTACAAGAGAAACGTTTGCAGCTCACGTTTGTAACACATTGGTTAAAGTATCTGTTGAATGGGCAAATGATGAGTTTGGTTTATTGAATAGTGAATTACCAATCATGTTAGGTGAGCGTTTAGGTAGAGCGTTAAACACTGCATTTACAACTGGTGATGGTTCTGGTAAACCAACAGGATTCAGAGATGTTGCACCTTCTGGTGTAGAATCTGCAACTACTGGCGCGTTTACTGCTGCTAACTTGGTTGACCTTGTTCATTCGGTTGACATTGCTTACAGAAATAGCCCATCGGCTGCGTTCATGATGCATGACCAGATTTTAAGTGCGGTTAGGAAATTAAACTTTGATACTGCAAATAATCCATTATTCCAACCATCACTTAGAGAAGGTACACCAGACAGATTATTAGGTTACAACTTCTTTGTGAACAATGATTTACCATCTGCACAGGCTGCTGATGCTAAAATTATTTATTTTGGAGATTGGTCTAAGTACATCATTCGCCAGGTAGCTAACAATGTCCTTGTGCCATTGCGTGAGCGTTTCATGGACGAAATGGAGGTAGGTTTCTTAATGTATGCAAGGTATGATGGCAAATTGCTTAATACGGCTGCAATTAAGCACCTAAAGAATCTGTAAATAATAGGGGATAGTAAAGGGATAGGGAGAAATCTCTATCCCTACTTAAAAATATAAAGATGGCTTATAAAGTAACAACGGCACCAGTAACAGAACCTTGGACATTGTCTGAAGTAAAAAACTATTTAAAGGTTGATACATCTGCTGATGATACAATGATTACTACTTTAATTACTGGAGCTCGTCACGTTGCTGAAAGTTACCTTAACATGGCATTGATTACTCAAACTATTACTGAAAAGTTAGATAGGCTTTCAAATCCAATTATTTATTTAAGTATTTCTCCAGTTATTGCTGTTACTAATTTTCAGTACGCAGACAGCCAAAATACAACACAGACATACAATAGTAGTAATTATATTGTAGATAATTTTTCAAAACCATGCAGATTATCCCTTGCATTTGGCAAAACATGGCCAACATTGTATGGTAATATAAATGATGTGACTATAACTTATACGGCAGGATTTAGCAGTGAGGCAAGCGGTGTACCTATGCAAATAAGACAGGCAATGTTGATGATGATTGCTGATACTTACGACAACAGAGAAGATTACGTTAGAAAGATGCCTACTGCCTCTCAATATCTTTTAGATCAATATAGGGTTCAATTATTCTAATGAGATACAACAAAAAAGAAGAAATAGGAAAGTTAAGAGAAAGAATAATAGTACAGAGTGTTTCTCGTGCTATTGGCACTACTGGTTTTGGAACAGAGACGTGGAGTAATTTTGCAGAGGTATGGGCATTAGTAGATTATAAAGGAATAAACAAGGAGGAGGTAGAAGGTGGCAAGATAACAGCATTAAGCCAGGTGAGAGTTACCTGTCGATATAGAACTGACATAAACGAGCAACAAAGAATTATTTGGATGAATAAATATTACCAAATAGAAAATATCCAGATAAGTGAAGACAATATGTATTTACATTTATTTTGTTCATTTGCTCAAAATTATGTGTAATGGGATATTTATCAGCTAAACAAATAAATCACCTCAAAGATCTTCAGAAGTCTAACTACGCAGGTAGAAGGAGTTTTCAAGGTATGTCATTAAGAGTGGTAGGTTTAGCAGATGCGGTGATTGAATTTGCAGAGTTAATGGAGCAATGTACAGTAAAAGAAAGAAGTAGAGTAATAGATTCAGCTACTCCTATCGCATTACAAATTTATAAGTCATTAGTGCCGG